ATATATCGGCATGTTGTATTTATCAATATCAATCGTACTAATCGTCTATATCTCGCATGAGATCATCAACATTTTTTGACCTTATAGCATTACGCATACGTTTATTTTTTCGATGTTCTCGTAGATCTTCATAGTGGTTACTACGATATTCATAATCTTCATACATTTCGTATTCGTGCGTGCGATAAAACTTCTTAGACATTAAAATAGCCCTGGGTATGCTTTCTGTATGGTCGTTGGCTTAAGACCTTTAAACGGTAGCGTCTTCTCCTTAATGGAGCAAAGCAGCCTTGCGTCGTCGGGAGTGATGCACTGAAGCAAATCAACAAACATTGATTCTCGCTTCAGAGGCTTGAGGTTAGGGTTGCCCCCCTCAACAAATAGATATAAACGTCTTGCTTCCGAATACAACATGTTTTCGAGGTTTGGAAACTCTGAAGCCTTGTAGGGTGGGGCTCCTTCCGGAAGCAGCCAGTTAATATTGGGATCAAAGCAAAACTTCAAGACTGTACGAATAGCATTGTTGTCATTAGCCTGTAGACACCTGATCTGCTCTTGTTCGTTAGGGAGCTTGGCAGTAAACTCCAGAATCCAAGCGATAGACTTGCGAGCCATTAAAATGTTCCTATATCAGTTAGTAGGTTCTTTAGTTGTTTTTCAACGAAGTAGTTGAATAATTTGTCCCTGGTTTTACCAGCCTGGGAATCATACTGTTCAAGCACTTGGGCTTGAATATAGTCTGGGATCTTGGAAAGGTCAACGAGCTGTTCGTTGCGTCGATAATTACGAAGCATCTGCTCATCACAAAACGCTTCGGGTTCAGATAGCTCAACCCATTCATCTAGCTTAGACTGACGGAGCGGCTTTTGACGAATAGCAAGTACCAACACATCATCCTTAGAGAGGAAGTTTGGAACCCCATCTCCCCGGTCGCCCTTCATAATATGCTCACGAAGGTAGCGTTCTGGACGGTTTTCTTCAATAAAGCGTTTGCGCACAGGGTCGTATTGCTTTACGTTAAAATACGTTTGAAGTTGTTTGAAATCTTTGTCCCCAGAGACGATAACAATTTTTTCAGAAGTGTTACCAAACTCTGATACCAAAGTACCAATAATATCGTCAGCTTCAGCGGTATCAACACGAATAACCCGATAAGGAAAATAGTCGCGTAGCTCATCCCTAACACGATTAAGGACATCAAATACAGCATTCCAGTCAATCTCCGACTTCTCCCGATCTTTTTTACGATTCGCTTTATAATAGGGGAATATCTGGCGGCGCCAGTAATTTTTATCATCGCAGGCTATAACCATCTCGCCATATTCGGCCTTGAACCTCTGGTTATAGGATCGAATTGAATTAAGGATCATATGCCGAAGCAGATCCTCTTCAATTGCAATGTTAGTGTGGTTACCAATTTGTGCCATGAAATTACTAATCATAACTTGGTTAAGATCTACAATAATCACCTTTTATTCCAATCATGGTTGCTCCGTAGGAACCTCCTCAGGGGGATCCTCTTCGGACTCATATTTAAACATACTATTAGCAAGATCATGCAAAGGGTGATTAAAGTCAACAGCTTTATACATGGCTGCGCGCATTGTTTCGATTAACATAGCAGTTGTTTTGATACAATCTTCATCTGCTAGATCGAATCCTTCTTCGTGCATCTGATAGAATATATTAGACATAACATCGTCCAGCACGACTTCGATGTGTTCTTTCTTGACTGCTTTACGTTTTTCGTGGATTTCTTCAATCGATTGGGGTGGTATATCACGATTAGCCCTCGGGAAGACCACTACATTATCTTTCATTTAATTACCCTTAAAAGTATTGTATCAATATTTATACGTCCTGTAGGATTCGTTTCGTTAGTTTTAATTTGTTCAAGGAACGTACGTAATGATACTTTACCAGTACCCAGCAATGAAGGAACTGTAACCTCGGGCTTACGTAGGCTCTTGGTCACTGACTTTTCTACATCGAATCCTGTTAGAGTAGTACCCTTTACCTGAATTCCACTCGGGCCTAATGCGTCGTAGCGAGTTAGTTTTCTATACTTGGTGTTGTATGTCCATAGTTGACTACATCCTACTACTTCGGCTGGATTAACAGACACGATCTTGAGCTGAGGAAACTCTTTTTGATACTGGAGCTTGGAAACCTGGTCTACGGCCGACTTAGTCTTCCTCTCCCGAGGCTTCCGGACCTTAGTGACTTTCTTGTTACCGAGATACCGATCGCAGTCTGCGGCGAACTGTGTCCAATACTTTAGACGCTCGGCGTTATACTTCTTTTGTTCCCTGGTATATGTTTCATCTACATATTCAAAATCAGGGATCCACCTAGCATAGTAGTCTCTAATTGCTATAGTAGCAGGAGCGGACGCTTCCTTACCCTTAAGCCAGTTATAGATGTCGAAATTAGGGGCCTGATCTAGAGCTTCTTCACACTCGGTTATAAGCTGTTTGCTTTTGGCTAAAGTACGCTCTTGAATGGAGATAGCGGGCTTTTCCGTAGGAGTATCATCCTCACTCTTGTAACGAGAGGATTGATCTAAAATCCCTTGTAGGCGATTATTAAAGAACTTCATAGAAGTTTCAGTAAGAACGTTACCGTTCATCATCATACGAGCTTGCCAGCCAATAGTTGTAATAACGCTCCACTTAGGAGCCTTACGGACAGCTTGCTGGATTTCCTTAGTGGAATTTTTCTTTAAGTATTCCAGGAGCCAATCTCGAGCCTGATCGTTATCGTGAGCATAATTGTACCAATTAAGAGCTTGGGTATAATTATCCTCATCTACAATCAGCGGCTCAGCTCCATTGTATTTTAAATCAATGGATAGAACCTTAGTCCTATTAATCTTTGGCTTATGCACTTTAGGCTGCCTAATGAAAGTTTTCTTTAACGCCACGACGTCCTCTTGCAAGTATGGTGGGAGACTCCATTATCTCCCACCATCATATTAAAGTCAACTATTTAGATTTTTCAAACTTTGTAGCTGAAAAACGAGGATTCTTCCTTGGGAAGCGCCCTATCTTCGTTGAGAAGAGATTGTAGTAGAGCCTCCCACTGGAGCTTGCGAATAGTCCAGTTATAGAACACATTTGCATATGACTGCTGGGATCCAATACGCTGCTGTACATTATCAATGTTCAAGCTGTCGATAGCTCCACTGAGAACCTGATAGAACAGGCCAGCATGCTGCTGAATATCTTCATCATACTGATACATCATAGTCCAGTTAGCAGCCGTCTCAGGCAGAGCAGCATAGTTTGAGTGAACACATAGCAGACCGGCTGACATCGCTTCCATCAGAGTGATACACGACGTTTCAGGCCACGTTGAAGGATAGGCGAAGATGTGAGTCTTCTCAAGGTTCTTACGGAGTTCTTCGTTGGATACTGTACCGTGGTAGTTAATCTTCGGATGAGCTTCGCAAGCTTCGAACAGATCCCGATAAGGTTCGTCTCGTTGTTCCCAACCGTACAACTTAAACGAGGAGTACACATCAAGTTCAATGTTATCATACCTCTCACATAGCTTCTCGAACACCGGGACGAGGATGTTTAGTCCCCGATGAGGGGTCGACCAGTAAGCTAGACGGATTGTTCCATCTTTAGGCTTCTCATGAGTATTAATTGGATCAATGGCGTTTTGCATAACAACGCACTTGGACCATGGAATCTGGTAGTGGTTGATGTAACCCTGCATCTGCCAATTTGAAGCAAACACGAGCTTGTGAAACTTCTTCCAGCCGCCGTCCTTCAAATGCTCTGATGCTGGATCACCCGGTAGGTCGTGCAGCCAAAGGATGCGTATCTTCGTCTCGTCCGGTTCTTCTTCTACGCGTGAAACAAAGATCTGAAACTCCTTAAGGAGCTCGGGGCTAATGCGGGCTTCTAAAGCCCGTTTCATTAGCTCTGTACCACCATTAGCATTTACTGCTTGACTATCTTTAGTAAAGGGCATTAATTAATTTCCACTTTCAATACATTTGGAAGTGTGATAGTACGCCACGCTTCCGCTTCAATATCCCACACAGGCAGAAGATCGTCCTTGGGTTCCTTGACCCGATCAGTCTTCTTTTCGTGTGGAACAGCAATGTCAGGCTTGAGCGTACACTTCATTACTCGCTCTGTGCCATCCTTTTTAGTAAAGGTAACAGTAGCAACAAAGGTTCGCAGGAGCTCCTGCATAGTTTGCTTGTTATTAGCCTGCAAGAAATTCAGACCGTTTACCGACATATTCAACGAGTTCGTTGTATCCACCAATTTTCACTCCATCAATAATAATAAGGGGAACAGACTTAACATCTGGAAACATAGAAACAAAATCTTCAGTTATGATGTCCTGTCCAAGAACCGATTCCGTAAACGCAATATTACGAACTCTCAGAAGATTCTTAGACTTTTCACAATAGCCACATGATGGCTTCGAATAGATTAGAATATTACTCATTCGTCGCCTCTTGTCTTATAGATATTTGCTGTGGCATAACGAGGATCGCCATAAAGAGCATTAGCTTTAACGCGGACAAACGCTTGATTCTTTGAAGGACCTGGAACAGTAATCCAAGGATTCTTGCCTTGCTTCCAAGCAGCTAGCTTATTCAAAGCCTTTTCCAAATGCGATCGGCCCCGATCCACTTCCTTAACACCCGCTACAACACTGCGACGTTCGCCCTTTGAAGTCTGGCCCGAACGCGTTCTCTTTTTACCCATTATGTATTCACTCCTTTATTGTACATATAGTACCTATATAACACCTTCTTCAATAATAGTCAACCCATGTTCTCTATCAAGATACTTGTATTCGATCTTTATTGGGCAGAATTCTTGTAGAAGATTAAAAATGACTTTAGGATCTAGAGACCCGCACGTGTATACATCTAACATAAACAAACCAGGATCCACTTCGTCCCATGTATGAATAACAGCGTTCGATGTATTGAGGATGACATCGCAAGTTAGACCGCGATTACCTTCCATGTTCGAGTAGAATGCTCTCGGAGGAAACTCAGCCCTCATGTTAAGAGCCGTAACCATGTCAGACATCCACTGTTCCATTCTAACTGGATCTTTAGGTGGGTTTTGCACTTCCGCTCTTACAATTAAGTGCTTGTGTTCCAGGATCTTTGTCACTTCATAAAAGCCTTCTACTAATTGTCGTTAGTGATTGAGTGTAATACTGAGGAAATTTCCTCAGTATCAAGTTTGTTAAGAATATTACGCTTGTACATTTTAGCTCTGATGTTTGAATTAAGCCAAACCTCAGACTCCAATGCTCCCACATAATACAAGAACTTTTCTTCAAGATAATTGAGCTGCCCTCTACTCTGGGCGAACACAAGAACCTCTCTAACAAAGTTGTCAGTCCCCTCACGTTCCACAAGTAATTTAACTTCTGGTGAGGAAGACCAATACTCTCTCCAATCACTCTCGATCCTAGTACGAATAATCTTCTTATTCTTCTGTCGTCTATGAGCTTTTGTGAGTAGTTTACGTCCGATGTATTTTTGCTTTGTTGGTAAGTATGTTATTAGATATATAAAACCCTGAGCTTTCTCAGGAATCATATCATCTGTCATCTCACTCTGTTTATATAACCACGTCATTATCTAGCTCCCCACTTGAGGAGTTATTTATTACTTCATTATTCATCGAATCTATATAGATCATCTTCATCATCTAGATCTTCATCTTCAATTTCTGCGCCGCAGAAGGGGCAAAATTCTACAGATGAATCCGTGTTATCAGACACAACTCGGAATTCGGATAAGCAGCTAGTGCACTCGTACCACTTCATTTGATACCTCTTAGTTTTTTGATTTCAGTTAATGTTCTTTCTAGTGTTTGAATTTCAATACTCGTATTATGAATACCCCGAGCATCTCTACTCCTCATAAACACTTCCATCATATTCCAACACGAATGAATATCTCGTTCAAGAGTATCGATTACGTTATCTGCTGGATCTGTTGACGGGATTGCGTCTTTTGCTGGTGTATTGGGAAAGTATTCAAAATACTTATCGTCGAAATCCAATGGTTCTTTACAGCTAAGATCTTCCATGTCTCCAGTTAGGAGGACAGATGCCATGTTTAGTCTTTCTGTGAGTGTGTCAAACGTCTGCTTAATTTCAGCGGGCGCTGGGATATCCCTAATGCCATTATTGATTTCAGCCATTACTGTTTGCAAACGGTTTTCCCGTTCTGGACTTAGTGTCACAGGGAGTAGCCTTTAAAGGTATCATTGGTTACATCTTGCTTAACGGCACCTACAATATAAGACGTGATTTCCGTCTCTTGAGGAGCAACCTGTACATCAGAACCAGCAATCCACTTCTGAGTCCATGGTAGTGGGTTAGAACCGCCCTTATAAGGTGACTCGATACCCACAGCAGTCATACGCTTGTTGGCAATCCAATCTACGTAATCACATAGTAGCTTTTCATTGAGACCGATCATCGAACCATCTTTGAATAGATAACGGGCCCAAGACTTTTCTTGCTCAACGACCTCGGTAAATAGACGTACGCATATATATTTCGTCTCTTCTTGTATGCGAGCAAAATCTCCATCTTCTTTCGGTAGAATCTTGAGAAGCTGCTGAGTCGAGGCGAGGTGAATATTTTCGTCGCGGGCGATAAGTTTGATAATCTTCGCGTTGCCCTCCATCTTTTTGAGTTCTGCGAAATTCCACGAACATGCGAATGAGACATAGAAGCGAACACCTTCAAGGGCATTCACAGCATTAAGGCAAAGCCATAGAGCCTTCTTGTGCTGATATGGATCAACAGCTTGCCTATCACCAACCCAGTAAGGATCGATGGAATTGAGATTGTTCATGTCAATCAGATCGTCATAGTACTTACTAATACTACCAGCGCAGTCTAGAATTTCCGGGAGGTCCAGCATTTCATCAAAGACTCTGGAAGGATCAGAATAGACGTTACGAATGATATGAGTGTAGGAACGGGAATGAATCGTCTCGAAAAACGCCCAAGTCTGGATCCAGGTTTCCAGTTCAGGAAGCGAACATATTGGGAGAAAAGCCAGAGATGGAGCACGGCCCTGGACAGAATCAAGGAGGATCTGACGCTTGAGATTTGACGTAAAAATATGCTTCTCATGGTCAGTGAGTCCTTTAAAATCCTTTGAGTCACGCGACAATTCAATTTCCTCTGGTTTCCAGAAGAATGACATTTGCTTTTCGGTCAGCTTCTCGAAAGCTGAATACTTTACTTTATCATAACGAGCTACATCTACAGGGTCATCAAAGAAGCAGGTTCGCTCCAAGTGACTCTTTTGCTTTTCTACACTAAAAACGGACATTAAGGTTTACCTTGGCCTCTATAGGCTTTGAAGTTTCTTTTTTTATGCTTGTTCATGGACGCTAGTTTAGGACGTCTTATATCCTGAGAGGTCTTCTTATATACTGGTTCGTGCCTATAGGCAACAGCGGTGGCTGATTTTACTTTCTTTGACATGGTGACATCCTTATATTATAGGTCACGATATCATTACAAATGCAGTGTACTTATTCTATCCCGTCTTTCGGGTAGGACATAATAAACTTGTTTTTTCGTAATTCAACTCCACACCACCATTTTCCATCTCTCATTTCCTACACCAAAGTATTTACACTTATACTCTGATTGAGCAAAGAAGTCAAGATTATACCACTCATCTTTTTTCTTTAATATTTCTTTAGCAGCATCGTCCCAGTCAATGGATATTAAATGCTGTTCTACTTCTTGCTTCTTGTCGTTTATTTCATTAAAGTCGAAGCCGTCATATTCCCAATGGAGAACCTCAAACGTATTGCCTTCAAAGTCATAATAGTCCATAGAGAAATCAAGCCCCCACTTGGGTCTGATGTTTATGAGTCTATAATGGATAGGAAATATCTGGGCCCATTCTTTAAGCTGATCTAGCGCCCGACCCTTATAACCTTTACGCTCAAAAAGATTCGAATGATTTAAAACAGCCCCAGATAACTTATAGTTCTGTGTCATCCAAGGCTGTCTAATAGCTATTCTATGATTACGAACCTTCTCAACGGGCGTAAGGTTTTTATCGGCATATAAACGCTCAATAGAACAAAGATCATAACCGTTCTGATCAAATATATCCGTATCCGTAAAGGGGAGAGGCCGCTTGCTGTTAAGAGGCACCTCCCAGAACGGTTCTGGGTTTAGTACGTTTTCAGTGAGTATCAAAGTTTGCATGAGTCACAGTCTTCTTCTGAAGTTGCCCCGGGAGATAGATCTGCTACATCGATTTCCCCAGCACCGTCTGCGGTGTTAAAGTAGTAGCCGGTCTTAATGCCATACTTATACATCATAATAAGATGACCAATCATTTCCGACATTGGAATTTTACCTTCCGGATAGAACTTGGGATTGTATGACGTATTAGTTGAAATAGACTGATCGATAAACTTCTGGAGAACAGCCATGATCTTAATGTATCCTACTGGAGATGGTTGATCCCACAGTAGTTCGTACTTGTTCTTGAGCCTAGCAATCTCTGGAACCACTTGCTTAAGCACCCCGTCTTTAGACTGCTTGATCGATACGAGAGCACGAGGAGGCTCAATACCATTAGTAGAGTTACTGATCTGAGCAGACGTCTCTGCAGGCATAAGAGCCATTAGCGTAGAGTTACGAATGCCCGATGACAGGGCTTTGCTTGATAGTTGACTCCATGGCATCTTATAGTTTGGAGCAACTAGTTCGTCTACTTCTTTCTTATATGTGTCGATAGGCATTTGACCATATGCATACTTTGTCTGGTGATCGAGAGGACATGAACCGAACTCCTCAGCAAGATCAACAGAAGCCTTGATCAGATAGTACGACCAGGCTTCAGCATATTCGTGAACCAACTCAAGATTAGGATCGGAATAATTACTGCCATTGCGAGCAAGCCAGTAAGCAAAATTAATGATTCCCACACCAAGCGGGCGACGGTTCTTAGTACCAATCTCAGCAGCACGAACTGGGTACGACTGGTAGTCCAGCAACGCGTCAAGAGCTCGGACAACGAGCGTACACGGCTTCTCGAAGTCAGAAGTCTTTTTAATCTTTCCCCAATTGATCGCAGCGAGAGTGCAAAGACTAATTTCACCGTCTTCATCATTAATATCTTTCAAAGGCGTCGTTGGAAGAGTAATTTCCTGACACAAGTTAGACATTTTAATCAAGGCTTTTGTTTTATCAAATGAGCCGTGATCATTGCAATGATCTACGTTTTGAAAATAGATTCGTCCTGTATCTTTTCGCTCTTGCATGAAGGCTGAGAAGAGATCAATCGCAGGGATGGTTTTCTTTCTGATCTTTGTCGAGCGCTCATACTTTTCGTAGAGTGTACGGAACTCATCAACGTCTGAAAAGAACGCTCTGTAGAGATCTGGGCAATCATGAGGTGAGAAGAGGGTGATATTACCTCCAGAAAGAAGCCTTTCATACATTACCTTATTAAACTGGACTGAATAGTCCAAATGACGAATACGATTATCTTCTGTGCCCTTGTTGTTCTTGAGGACGAGTAGATCTTCTACTTCATAGTGCCAGAGTGGGTAATGGAGGGTTGCGGCTCCTCCACGGACTCCTCCTTGCGAGCAGCTCTTGACCGCGCTTTGGAAGTGTTTATAGAACGGAATAACACCAGTATGGCTAGCATCACCGTTCCGAATGGGAGAGCCAAGAGCCCTAATGCTACCGGCGCCGATACCAATTCCTGCTTTTTGAGAAACATACCTAACGATTGCAGACGCTGTAGCATTAATTGAATCCAGAGAATCGTCTGTTTCAATTAGAACGCATGACGAAAATTGACGTTGAGGAGTACGCACTCCAGCCATAATTGGTGTAGGAAGACTAATGTCAAACGTACTAAGTGCATCGTAAAGTTCCTTTACCCATTTAATTCTATCTTTATTATAATGGGAGAACAACGTCATTGCAATCAGCATGAACGCCATTTGAGGGGTTTCATAGATCTTACCGGTGGTGCGGTTCTTTACAAGATACTTACCACGGAACTGCTCCATAGCAGCATAGGTCAGTAAGTCATCTCGGCTGTGGTCGATGTACCGATTGAGTTCGTCCCACTCATGACTCGTATAAGATAATCCCAATTCTGAATCATAATATCCTTGAATCATTACTTTAAGGTAGTGTTCGTTCAACCAATCAGGCTCGTATCGACCATAAACTTCTTTACGAAGATGATAGTTAATTAGTCGACCAGCAACATACTGATAGTTCGGCGTCTCTTCTGAAATAAGCTCCGAAGCTGCCTTAATCATCGTCTCGTGAATATCAGTAGACTTGATGCCGTTATAGAATTGAACGTGTGAAGCTAGTTCTACTTCACTTACAGAGACGTTACTCAGTCCTTCACAGGCCCACTCTATAACCCTATGAATCTTATCAATATTAAGAGGTTCTTTACGACCATCACGCTTTGTTACTTGAATCATCTTGCCTCTTTCTCAATTCCAATGTGCCATCTTCGTTAATAATCCACACCAGTTCGGTATCCTGGTCCCATCCTGTTTCTCTTAAGAAGTCATCGGGTAGTTCTATGTATAACTCGCCGTTTTCATCCTCCATGACAGTCACTGTATTCATGGGAGCTTTCTTTCAAACTCGTCCCAAGCCTTCATACTATCTAGTGCAGTCTTGACATCAGGGAAGTGGTGAGTAATAATGTTCCAGCACTGTTCTGCTATAATACGGTGTTCTTTCTGTGTTGCCTTATCCATACGGAGCTGACAATAGTGAACCCAGGAACGAAGAGCCCCGGCCATAATAATAGTCGATTCTGTGTTACCTTCCGGTAGTACGGCTCGAGCTTGTTCCTTAGCAATACCGTTTTCAATAGCCCACTCATAAGCCTCTAAAGCAGCATCGGTTGCTGTTACTTGTCTCATTGCCCATTCTTCTTGCAGGCGATGGTCTTCGACCTCTACTGAGTTCTGTCGGTTCTTGGCATCCTGCAGGCGCGCTTCCCGTACAACAAATCCCAGATCCTGAGTTGGATCGGCGTAACGCTGAGAGTACTCTTGGAATGAGAAAGAACGATGTCTAAGAATTTGACGAGCGATATCTCGTGTGGTCTTAATTTCGATTGAGACATGAACCATCTCCAAAGGTGACCAGTGGTTCTCTTTAATAAGATATTGAACCAGCTTAGGTGCTGTTTTTGTATTGTTCTGGTTGGAAGGATTAGACACCCGTGCTGCCCAAGCTACTAATTCGTTGGCAGTTGTACATCCTGTATACGCACTCGGCTTAGTGATGCCGACTAAATTCACTTCACTCAATTACAAATTCCTTCACCTTTTGGAACTGTGCGAAGCCGACAGCTCCATTAACCTTTAAGAATTTAATCCGCTGTAGAGCGGCCGTATAATCAACATAGGTGCCATCATTATACCACCAGAAGCTGTCCCACAATGCCCACCAACGAGGTTCACGTTGATACTCAACCAACCATTTGCCGCCGGTCCTGAACACTCTGAGTTTCCGGATAGTGACGTAGCTATATTCTACACCGAACTCGTTATCAATCATTTGCTCTGTTCCTCTATTAATAGTGCGCGGATTTGATAAACGCAAGCACTTATTAAAAAATATGCCTCTGTTGCTTCTTACACAGTTGGCACATACGAAATTGTTGTGCCCTTCCGCTATTCGGTATGGGACGAGGTGTGTCCCAATCTACCCATTTGTGCCACCCTAAGCGGCAAAGTAATTTACGCCACATTATGTTTTCTTCCACGTAGCTAGCTCAAGCTTAGCTTCTAATCCCTTATATGTATTATCGTTAATAATGTCAACAACTTTCGACTGGCTATGACCAGCTAATACCATATCATTTATGTCTTTATATTTCATTGATTCTGGCCACAAACACACCTTATAGCCATTATCGATAGCCTTCTCTATGTTCTTTACAATGTCGTTATTACGTGGTTCATTATCATATACTATAGTAAATTGATCCTGATCTGCCCCGACCCTTGGTAGATCCGTAATAATATCTCCACCAGCCGATGCTAGACCGTTAGGAAGGAACATTGAATCAATCGGACCTTCCACTACATATATTGGCTGACTGCAATCGACACTATCCAATCCGAATAGCTTAGGTTTAGTCTTATCGAGCATAATTGTAATATAACGAACAGGAGACTTCTTTAACAAAGCCCTACCCTGGAAGCCATACAGCTCACCATCCTTATCAATGAACGGAATGATCAGTCTGGGCTCGTCCCTTGTCAACGAAGCTTCGTCGAACTTATTAGGAACAAGAGTGTTGACCCACTTCTTAAAATGCTTTACAATATACAACTTATAGTGGAAGTTACTAGGTATCAAACGCTTCTGTACATACAACTTAACTGCATGGTCGGCCGGTAGGGAAGATATCTTTTTCAATCCCTTGAGCGGACCATCCTTAGCAAACTTAGGTGGTTGCATCTTCTCTACAAATAGAGTAAGATCACTCTTAGGCCTTTGCTCTGGATCCGTCATCACCCGTTCTCGGATATATTCGTCATAAAGAGTGGCATCAATGTATTTCACCAGCTTTGGAACAGACATGGTAATGTTGCAGTTATGACACTTGTATAGTAGATTACCCTTAGACGGATAAACGTAACCACGAGCTTTATGTTTGTTTGTTCTGGAGTCTCCGCACACAGGACATGAAAAGTTCCAGTTGCTCTGGTCTTTACGTTTAAAGTTACGGAGTCTATTAGATAGTAGGGAAACGTATTTTGCTTCCAGCCACTGATGGGACATTGTGTATTCCTATAGTATATGGGGACAATTCCCATGATACTACATTATAGGAAAAGGTCAACCGATAATTGCGGCCCAAGGAATACGAGATATAATAAAGCCGATTGCCGCACCTCCACCAATGAATGTCCACATCCATTTTTCGATACCTTGTACTTTATTCTTTAGTTCGTTGTGCTGCGTGTTGGATTCAGCGCGCATATCTTTGATCTCTTGTAGAACCTTGCCTTGAGATGCTTCGATTTCGACATACAGATCTTTTTCTACTTTGTCAATCTTGCCGTAGAGGTCCTTGACATAGTTTTCAGTTTCATCTCTGCGCTTTTCTACTAGTTCCTGCAACTTCTCTTGCACCTTTTCTGTAAATTCAAGTCTATTACCCTGCACCGCGAGAAGCTGAGATACCGCTGTTGATACCTCGGTTAGTTTTTCAATCGTAACATCGAGGCGGTCTACCAGCGCTCCCACCTGAGCCATGTTTTGCTGCAGATGACTAACGTTTTCCGCTAGCTTAATTAGATCAGGTTGGGAGCGTTGGACCATTTTATTACTCGGTTGGTGTTGGGGACTTAGGTGCAAACTTTTCAGCACCGGTGATACCAAGACCAGCAATTACGATATACATCATTGATTCAAACATGAATTGCTCTACAGTATAGTCCCAAAACAGATTAGCAATGTAACCTACTGCTACGAGGATAGTAGCTAACATTGTAACTAGTCTTTTGGATGAAAATGTACCACTTCCATCCTGCATAACTTGCGAGAAATATTTTTTAATTGAATTCATCATTATGCTCCTTTATAGTTGACATAATGAAAGGAATCACATACTGTATTTATGACTTTCGCTTGCTTGAACGGACGTATGCCATCTGAGCTAGACGCTTAGCTGTGGCCAGCGTCTGGGGCGTGTCATCCGCATTAAGAGTAGAAAGGGCTGCGATAAGCATCAGCAGCCCTTTAGTATCGCTAGTATCGGGGTTATTAATAAACCGATAGAAGTTAGACGTAATGAATGTAATTACGGCACGCTTTGCCTCATCCGACGTAGCATCAGCTTTGACGGTAGCATCATCGATAGCTTCTTTAACTTTAGCTTCGAGGAGGTATGAGGCAAACTTTTTCATTACTTCTTTTTCTTTCTTCCTGCACGAGGCTTGCCCTTAGCAGCTTGGGCTACACCCTTGACTTGCTTGGCTACGGCATTGACTGCAACAACTACGTCTGCCGCTTCTTCCTTGACACGCTCTACGCGTTCTTTTGTTTCCGCAACAACCTCTTTAACTTCTTTTTCTACCTTTTCGGCAATCTCTTTAACTTCTTTTTCGATAGCATCGACAGCCACACCAGCATCCTTAAGTGTGACTTGGCCATCACCGTCAGCATCAAGACGCATACGGTTAACATAAACAACACCTGCTAGAAAGGCTATCAAAGCCCCAGCACCAATTATAAGACCAATAGTACTAATCATTTCATTTCACTCCGATCATTCGAGTTAGGTTTCTGTTCTTTCTTAATAGTATTTAGCTCTTTAGGAGCACGCATCAAAATCTCTGGTGGATCGGGCATGTATGCTTGGGGAATTAAACGTGTCTTCTTCCCACCGAATACGGAGCATCCTGCAAGAGCTAAAGACAACATAATAATAACTATAGATTTCATATCACTTTTCCTTAGGAGCCTGAAGGTTAGCCTTTTCAATGGCTACCTTATTCTGAGTAATCCACGACTGTAGGCTAATTAGCTGTTGCTTGTTTGCATGACACGTGCTATAATTTGTAAGAACAACAGCTAGTGCTGCATTATCCATAATACCTGATGGGGACCTATCCGACGCTAGCATTGCATCTGGATCAGCCAGTCTTGCTGACGCGTCGTGTAGCTCTACCCAGCCGCTCGACAGGTTGTTGGTTCCTTCTCCGAGCGTAACAATCTTATCGCGATATATGGTTTCTTTATCGTGGATTGTTTGAACCCGATCTACATATTCCGTAGTAACGTTATCAGATATTCTGGTATTCTCGGTTTTCAGAATTGAAATTTGCTTCTCAGCCTTAGCTTGGTAATTGGCTAACTCAACCTCTGCGTGGGCAGAGCCCTTCATATAACCCCATCCAGCAGCACCTAGTACTATAAAAATAATAGCCATAATCTTAACTGGGAATGGAATCATACTAAACATATCATTTACCTTGCATGAATAAACTGAAAGCTTTGCGACCAGCTTTTGGCGCTTCGGCTGCGTTCTTATCTTTGTATCTCTTCATAGCTTTAGGACCAACGCCTGGTTCGCCCTGAGCGCCAACACCCATACCAGCGATCTTACCACCACCAACCGCATTGGCAGGAGCTTCTTCGCTCATCTCAGTAGACATATAGTCTGCAGCTGTCTGCATATAGTCGTACGCGAGCGTAATCTTAGACTGAACCCACTCGGGTAGATCTGTATCCGGCTCGAGCTTATCATGGAGCTGCTTTGCATGCATGAGAATACCCTTGAGCTGAGACATAACCATCTCACCTTCGTAGCCATACTCTCTAGGATCTTTTTTGTCTGCCATTAGAGTCTCCTTAATACATCTACTATGTAACTGTTCATAGGTATGTCTGAGCTATGTGTTATATCACCACTAGAGAGTATAATTTTATCTGGCATGTGTCCTAGTAATACTAGGAATGGCTTCAGGTAAACCAAATGTCCTTCTAGCTTATATAACAACATTTTAGTTGTGGATACACCAAAAACATTATAAAGTATAATAAGATGATTAAGTATTAAACGTTCTTTTAACTCTCCATGCTCTTCATACTTAC